AAAGCTGCATACATTCTTTTGTAAGCCTCGTATATGCCCATTGGTCCATGTATCTCTGGGTTAGACTGCACCATTTGCAGTAGCTCTTGAGCCAAGGTAACTCTTTGGCTTTGAGAAAAAATGTTTGGATCTGAGACTGGCACAACATCAATTCTTCCATCAAAGTCAGATTGTTTTATTTCGCTTGGCCCAGAACCAACTTGAAATTCATAAGCTGGTGGCAGGTATTCAGCAAATACTTTTGCCAGAAGTTTAAACTCTAGTTTTTGTGCATAGTGCAGTCTTTTATGAATAGCAGACATGACCTTGGTGCCACGCTCAAGCAATGCTACTGTGGTTCCTACAGGCATTGCAGCATTACTATCACCGACATTCATGTCAGCTATGGCT